GATCTGATAGAGGTGATGATTTTTTAAAAGTTCGTGAGACTTTGTCTAGAATAGGAGTGGCATCCAGAAAGGAAAAGAAACTTTACCAGAGCTGTCATATATTACATAAGCAGGGTAGATATTATCTTGTACACTTTAAAGAATTATTTGCATTAGATGGTAAGCACGCTAATCTAACAGTTAATGATGTTCAGAGAAGGAATCGTATTACTAAGTTACTCTCTGATTGGGGATTGATTGGTATAGTTAAGGAAGATTCTTGTTCTGATATTGCCCCATTGAATCAGATTAAGGTTCTTTCTTATAAGGATAAGGGAGATTGGATCTTAGAACAGAAGTATAATATAGGTAAAAAGAATAAGGTACAGGAAACCACACCCCAATAGAAAGACTTTCGTGTATAATTAGTAATGGATGCCTTAGGGGTCCACTATTAACTAAAGACGCTTACGGAGGTCTATTATGTTCGGTCCAAATTCGCTTACGCTGTCAGTTCCTGAGACAGCCAAATACTTAGATTCAATACACAGGAACACCATAGGTTTAGAAGACTGGATTACCAGGCTTGATAATGCTTTTGAGACTTCAACTGTTAATTATCCACCATACAATCTTGTAAAGGAAAGTGATACAAGGTTTAGGTTAGAATTAGCAGTAGCAGGATTCAAGAAAGAAGATGTAGAAGTAACTACTGAATATAATAACCTTATAATAGAAGCAAAACAAGAAGACTCTTCAACTGATGAGTATCTCCATAGGGGATTAGCATCTAGAGCATTCAATAGATCATGGACTTTATCTGATGATGTTGAGGTAGATAATGTTACCTTTACAGATGGTTTACTTACTGTTAGACTAACTAAGATAGTACCAGAGCATCAGAAGAGAAAGGTGTATGAAATCTCAGGTAAAGAAGTTAACTAAAGAACAGATTGGGTACAAAACCACAGACAAAATACGTCAGATGTGGTTACTCAATCCACATGACCATCATTTCTTGTATGTAAGAGATGATGGTTCTTTTTATGGGTTCACTCATATGAAGGGTGAAGATCCAGAGGAATGGTTCTGGGAAGCACATGGTATACAAATGGAGTTGTTCCCACCACCACCTCCACCTAAGATTACATTCACTCAAGAGCAACTTGATCGTGCTCCACACCATAATATATTAGAGAAATACTATGGTAAGGACTGGAAACCTGAACCAGTTGAAGGACTAGAGGATCATTATTAATGGCTTTTGTAGTGCCTGAATATTGTAACAAGCATCCTATATTTCCTCATCACAATACTGTTGATTTAATGTATGATGCTTTAAATAATGGGTGTGAGCAACACGATTGGTATGCTTATCTTGATTTTATAAGTGAAAATCAATATGATTTTGGAGGAGGTTGACTGTTATCTATTTTATTGTTAAAATACTTATAGGAATTATTAAGTTATGACTGTAAAACTTGCTATTTTAAAATCAGGAGAAGATATAGTTGCTGATATAAAAGAAATGATAGTGGGAGAAGGGGATGATGCTAGGGTAGTGGGATATGTTCTTACTAAACCTTGCAGTGTAAGTTTAAAGAGTAAAGCTCTAAAGATCGATGATGAAAAAGATCATTATCAACTTAAACTTTTTCCTTGGTGTCCTTTAACAAAGAATACTAAGATTCCTATTACAGCTGATTGGGTAGTTACTATAGTTGATCCAATCGATAAAATTAAAACAATGTATACTGAGGAGGTATTAAAAGATGGAAGTAAAAGTTCTGATTCTAACGAACAATCAGATGCTGATAAGTCAGCTTGAAGAAGTTGCTCCTATGGATATAGGAGATCCTAATTGCAAATTAATTGAACCATTTGTAATGGGAGAAAATGATACTCTTTCTCCTTGGCTAATAGATATTACTAATGATAATGAGTTTATGATGTGTTCTGATAAAATATTAACATTGGTTGAACCTAAACCTACACTTTTAGAGAAATATCAAAACTTGATTAAATGAAGTTTTATACTAATGTGCAATTGATTGGGAATAAGTTCCTAGTTCGTGGTTATGATAATGGTGAGCATGTTCAATTTAGGGATGATTATAATCCTACTTTGTTTGTTCCTTCTAAAAAAGAAACTAAGTATAAAACTTTAGAGGGTGAATATGTCGAAAGTATTCAACCTGGATTTGTGCGAGATTGTAGAGAGTTTTATAAGAAGTATCAAGATGTAGAGAATTTTAAAATATATGGTAATGATAGGTATGTGTCACAATACATATCAGATAAGTATCCAGAGGATGAGATTAAGTTTGACATATCTAAGATTAGATTGGTCACTCTTGATATTGAGGTTAAGTCTGAGAATGGTTTCCCTGATCCAGAAACTGCAGATCAGGAGATTTTATTGATCTCACTGCAGGATTATAATACTAAACAGATTATAACTTGGGGTGTTAATCCATTTAATAATAAGCAGCAGAATGTAAATTATATTGAGTGTCCTAATGAGTGGACGTTACTTCAAAGGTTTATTGATTATTGGAATGCTAATATACCTGATGTAGTAACTGGATGGAACATACAGTATTATGATATTCCATACCTATCCAAGAGATTGAATAGAGTCCTTGGTGAGAAGGAGATGAAGAGATTGTCTCCTTGGGGAATGAATACTGAGAATGAGATTTATATTAAAGGTAGGAGGCATCTCTATTATGATGTTGCTGGACTTACTCAATTAGATTACCTTGATCTGTATAAGAAGTTTACTTATAAGGCACAAGAGTCCTATAGGTTGGATTATATTGCTGGTGTAGAACTAGGACAGAAGAAACTAGATCACAGTGAGTTTGATACTTTTAAGGACTTCTATACTAATGGGTGGCAAAAGTTTGTAGAATACAATATAATTGACGTGGAACTTGTTGACCGTATGGAAAGCAAGATGAAGTTGATTGAACTCGCTCTTACTATGGCATATGAAGCCAAGGTAAATTATGAGGATGTATTCTATCAAGTTCGGATGTGGGATACAATAATCTATAACTATTTGAAGAGAAGGAATATTGTTATTCCTCCCAAGAATAGATCTGACAAAAACGACAAATACGCAGGTGCTTATGTCAAGGAACCGATTCCAGGAAAGTATGATTGGGTGGTTAGTTTTGACCTTAATAGCCTCTACCCTCATCTTATTATGCAGTACAATATCTCACCAGAGACCATCAGGGAGACTAGACATCCCAGTGCGAGCGTTGAGAGGATCCTAAATGAAGAGATAACAGATTTTAATCCCGACTATGCAACTTGTGCCAATGGAGCACAATATAGAAAGGATGTTCGTGGATTCTTACCAGAGTTGATGGATAAGATGTATGGTGATAGAGTGGTGTTTAAGAAGAAGATGCTTGAGGCAAAACAAGAGTATGAAAACAATCCATCCAACGCACTTACCAAAGAGATTGCTAGGTGTAACAATATCCAGATGGCGAAGAAGATTGCCCTTAATAGTGCTTATGGTGCTATCGGCAATCAGTACTTTAGGTATTACAAACTTGCTAATGCAGAAGCCATTACTTTGTCTGGCCAAGTATCCATACGTTGGATAGAGAATAAGATGAACCAAAAGGTCAATAAGATTTTAAAAACGGAGAATGTTGATTATGTTATTGCTTCAGATACTGATTCCATCTACTTGCATTTGGGTCCTTTGGTTGACCGTGTATACGAAGGGAGAACGAAAACTAATGAGGGCGTTGTTGGGTTCCTTAACAAGGTGTGTGAAACTGAATTTGAACCTTTTATTGAGAGTTCTTACCAAGCGTTGGCCGACTACGTAAGTGCCTATGACCAAAAGATGCAGATGAAGCGAGAGAACATCGCAGAGAGGGGTATATGGACTGCTAAGAAGAGATATATCCTGAATGTATGGGATAGTGAGGGTGTTCGATATGAAGAACCCAAACTAAAGATGATGGGTATCGAGGCAGTGAAATCTTCAACACCAGCACCTTGTAGAGAGATGATTAAAAATGCTCTTAAGATTATGATGAATGGTACTGAAGAAGAGGTAATTGACTTTATTGACAAGTCACGTAAGGAATTTAAGACACTTCCACCAGAAGATATTGCATTCCCACGGTCTGCATCTAATGTAGAAAAGTATAAGGCACATTCTACAATATATGCCAAAGGAACTCCTATACATATACGTGGTGCATTATTGTACAACCATTATGTTAAAAAGCATAAGTTGGATAATAAGTATTCTCTCATTCAGAATGGTGAGAAGATCAAGTTCTGTTATTTGAAAAAACCTAATATTATTCATGAGAATATTATATCCTTCATTCAGGATTTCCCTCATGAAATTGGTCTTGACAGATACATTGACTACGATCTACAATTTAACAAATCTTTCTTAGAACCACTCAAAATCATTCTTGATGCGATTGGTTGGAATGTAGAAAAAACTGTAACACTAGAGGCATTTTTCTCCTAATGGATTTACCTATTAACGACAAAGATTTAGCAACAATAGTCAATGCTCTTTCGCTTGGTGGTGATGCTAGACTCTATCATCTTTTAAAAGAAGTTAAAGAAGTTCGTGATCTTAATCCTGGTGGACCGTATAAGAAAATTCTTCGTGAAGAAAAAGGTATGGTGATTTAATGGCAGCACTTGTTATTGCTCTACCTGAAGAAGCAGAAGGGATACAAGGGTATCCCATTTATTTGAGTGGATGTGGTAAAGTGAATGCTACCATTGCTACTATGAGAGCAATTAATGATGGACATAGGTTTATTATTAATTTTGGTTCAGCAGGTTCTGTGAGTGATGTCACAGGACTTGTTGAGGTAACAGGATATGTTGATAGAGACATGGATGCAAGAGCATTAAAGTGTGAGCTTGGACAAACACCCTTTGAAGATGGTATACTAATAGGTGAACATGGTGTAGTTTGTGGAAGTGGAGACAAATTCGCAAC